AAACGCTCACAGGCTCACTGAATGGCTCGATGCGGTGGCCAATGGTGACCCTACTCATGATATTAAGCCCAACCCTGCCAAAGCTTTCGATATGTTTCAGACGGTAGTTGAGTACCATATTCCCAAACTGGCTAGGACTGAGCTTGTAGGGGATCCTGACAGTCCAGTGATTCATGAGCACAGAGTCAAGGCCAAAGAGCTTATGGACGAAGTGATGAAAAACATAGAAATGAAGACATGAGTGATGCGTTCGCATTGCTGTCTGACCCTAAAGTACAGGAAGCTTTTGAAACCCTCGATGCGGTAGACCAGATTGCCTACGCTAGAAGACTTCAATGGCTACAGAAACAACATAAGCATCAGAAGCTACCGCAAGGTGACTGGTGGAATATCTGGTTGCTTTTAGCAGGCCGTGGAGCAGGCAAGACCAGAACGGCGGCAGAACAGATCTGGTGGTGGGCTTGGACTCAGCCAAATAGTAGGTGGTTGTGTGCAGGTCCAACTTCCGCTGACGTTCGCGGAACTATGTTTGAGGGCGAATCAGGACTCGTTGCCTGCATCCCCCAAGCCATCATTCAGGACTACAACAGAGCCTACAGCGAGATTAAACTGATTAACGGTAGCCTGATCAAGGGAGTGCCTGCCTCGGAGCCTGAGCGCTTTCGTGGAGGCCAGTACCACGGCTGTTGGGCTGATGAGCTTGCCGCATGGGACTACATACAGGAAGCTTGGGATCAGATCATGTTCTCGGTGCGTCTGGGCAACAGAACTAAGATCATTGCGACTACCACCCCACGCCCAAAGGACTTGATTGTCGAACTGGTAGGGCGCGATGGTGATGATGTGATGATGACCACTGCATCGACCTATGACAACATTGCCAACCTAGCGCCGAGCTTTCAGAAGCAAATTCTGCAGTATGAGGGCACAAAGCTAGGGAAGCAGGAGATCTATGCCGAGATTCTTGATCCTGAGGATACTGGCATCATCAAGCGCTCGATGTTCAGATTGTGGCCAGACCGCAAGGAATTCCCCAAGTTTGAGTACATTGTCCAGTCTTATGACTGCGCCTATACCGACAAGACTGTCAATGATCCAACCGCCTGCATCACATTTGGTGTGTTCAAGCCTACAGATGGTCCAATGAGCGTGATGGTGATCGACTGTTGGCAAGACCGCCTGCAATACCCAGATCTGCGCCCCAAGGTCAAAGAGGAGTTCGAGGTGGTGTTCGGCGAGGGCAAGGACAAGAAGCGAGTGGACTTGATACTGGTCGAGGACAAGTCAGCAGGGATTTCCCTAATACAAGACTTGCAAAGGGCGCATTTGCCTGTTCGAGCCTATAACCCCGGTCGCGCCGATAAGACCCAACGCCTCAACATTGTGTCAAATCTAATTGCCATGGGTCGCGTCTGGATTCCTGAGTCAAGTAAAACTAAAGGTTACGTCAAGGACTGGGCTGAGGGCATGGTCAGTCAGGTGTGCAGTTTCCCAGAATCGGCTCATGATGACTACGTGGACGCAATGACGCAGGCGCTCAGGTACCTTAGAGACGCTAGATGGCTAGACATCGATGGGCCTGCACCTGATGCTTGGGACATGGAAGACTACGTGGACTCGGGCAGGTCAACAAAAGCGGTCAACCCCTATGCTCAATAAAGTGTTGACAAGTGTTGATAAGCTTGATTACAATAAAGGCGTTGCAGTCGTGTGCAATGAAGTTAGGCCATTTAGTGATGTACCTTGCCCTCAGAAAGAGGGACACGACCAAGTTACATCATTAAGTGGCTTTTTTATTGACCGACACAACCCTCAGGGCGGGTTAGCTAATGGTCTATGGTTTTGGACGCACCCAATTAAGAAACTGCGCTTACTGGCAAGACGGCGCGTGAACTTGCAGACGGTATCACAGGAACAGAGCAGTAGGGTGATTTTGGCGACTGACCCCCGTAAGGTGGTGCTCTGGAAATTGAAGTCTGACCTTATGGGTGCAGTAGTCTTTAAAAGATGGCTGAAGTTGGATGGGGATCATCCACTCGTCTTGCCCTATTGTCTAAACACAATAGACTCAAAGCCAAACCCTAGGCATAATGTAGGCATTTCCACCTCACGAGGTCAACATGGCTGACGAACTAAAGGCAACGCCACAAGATCCAATACTTGGCCCACTCAGCAGAGCTTACAACTCAATCCAAGAGAATGTAATAGACAGGCCATTTGGATACGAAAACCCACCCGCCCAAAAGATCTCTAGTTTCTTGGGCATTCCTGATGTTGGCAGAGCTTTAGAGAAAGCCTCTTATGATGGGCTTGGATCGTTATTCTCTGGCAGTGGAGCTACTCTCAAGCCATCTGAGGATCTGACTAACGCCGCATTGGCCGTTGCACCATTGGCAGGACCTACAGCGCGTGGAGCTAAGGCTGTTGGCAAATTGGGCTTAGAGGGCTTATCACAGCTATCGGGGTCTGGCTCAGGCGTGAGATCGTTAGAGTCTCAGATTGGCGCAATTAATCCAAAGATTACAGCAAAGTCACTGGATCTACGTCCATCCGAGTTTGATGTGTACCAAAAAGGCTATGATCAAATTCAAGAGGCAGGCGGCATACCCAGAACAATGAAAGATGTGACGCAAGCCACTGGCACAGAATCAGACATTGCTCGATCAATGATGACCAACCCTGCCTACAAAGCTTTGGGTGAGATACCAATACCTGCCATGGAAGAAACATTGGCAAAGCGGAAGATGTATAGATCGGAGCCAAGGGTCACGCCCGGTCCAAAAGGGACAGAAAAAGAATGGGCTGATTGGGGCGCTCAACACGGCGTAAACATGACAGTAACTCCTGATGTCCCCTTGGGCATATCAGATCTAACTACTGGTCGTGAGATAAGGCTACCGGGTGGTCTTGAGGGCACATTCACCATTCCAGATCTATTCAAGATCAAAGCGCAAAACATTGACCCCAATGCACTGCCTAAAGATGTCCATGACGCATTGATGGAGAAATTCATCAGAACACACAAGATCGACAACCCAGATCAAGTGGATATGTTCAATAGATTGAACTTTGCTTTACTATCTCCCAACGCACCACTCACTCCAAATGAGTTCTTGGCCCAAAGAGCAAGACTTGTAAACATGGATGAGTTGAAAGCATTGGCAGGCAGAAAGGGTGAACCAAATCTATCTAAAACCGCTGATGTCCAGTTAGGCGTGGGAGCCGCAGGTAGAGGCGGCATGGGCGTATTGGGAACCGCAGACTTAGGTAATCAGGCAATGTTGGCCAAGTTGATATTGGATAAGCCTGAGATGTTCCAGTTGCAACCGGGTGAAACCATGCGGGATGTCACCACCAGAGTCATGAATCAGGTGCCGGGACTCGGCCCCAAGACCGCATCATTGGGCACACCTTGGCTAGACCTTGCAAAAGCCAATACTTCTGCGGTTGATTTGCACATGATCAACAACTCGTACAAAAGAATGTTGGACGATCCAGATGTCGGTCAGGCATTTAGGGAGCGTATGGCCGCTTTGCTAAAGACCAAGCCTACAACAGAAGACATTCTTAAAGTTGATCCCAAGCTTGTAAAAGATGCCGCCATCAATGTCATAGGTGGCACACAACAATCCAGAATGTACAGGTTGAAGGGCGGTGAACTAAACAATATACCTAGCGTTGCTACACCTGAAAAGCTTGCTTACGAGCCTAAAGCTTTCCAAGAGTTCAATCCTTTCTACAGTAAAGTTGTTGATTACGTTGACGAATCTCGGGGACAGCATCCAATATTGGAATTGTTTCCAGAGCAATGGAGAAAATGGGATCAATATCGTGGTCGAATTGAGCCGCATGAGTTTGCACATCCTGACTTCAGGAAGTTGCCTAGACAATCATGGTCAGAAATGGCTGATGCCCTGCAAGCACATAAAAATGCAGGCTACACACAATCGAATACACCTGTAATGAAAGAGGGCGATTGGCGTGAGCTTTATTATGGTGGCGGTCTGCCATTGTCTTTAGTTGGCGCTCAACAGGCCGCTCAGGAGCCGCAGAAGAAAGCCAAAGGCGGCAAAGTTCACGTGTCTGACAACCCAGACACTCAGTGGGCTGAAACCACGTTTAAAGACAAAAAGTTTGCTGACGGCGGCATCAACTCATCCACTGGATTACTATCTGGCGTATTGCCTGCAATCTATTCTGCGGGTGACACTGCTAAACGCACCCTTAGAAGCCTTGTATCTGATCCTGTAGGCTATCTACAGCAAGGCGTAGGGCAAGCCAATGATACGTCTAGGGAAGTCCTAGAGCTAATGAAACAAGCTCATGGTGACCCAAAGCATCCCAATAAAATTACAGACCCCAAGGCATTCCAAGCATTGACAGAAATGGGTGTCAACCAAATGATGAATTTTGGTGGTGCAGGAGTCATCAAGCCCAAGGGTGGTAATTGGCTAAACAACAGCGTTGAGCAAAATTTAAAAAGATTAAAAGTTGAAGGTGGATTGCATCCAGATAATTTAAAAGAATTAGAAAAAGACCTTGCAGAAATATCCTCACTTCCTAATGCAGAAAAAAAACATGATTATGTAATTCGTCAAATGAAAGACGAAATTGAAAACTCTCGTTTGCCTAATGCTCTTAACAATTGGATAGATAAGAATCTAACCAACTACGTTAAGAATCAAATGGGTACGCCTGAAGACCCAATTCGGTTAATGATTGACAATCGAATTAATGAAATCAACAGCAAGTACGGCAAAGACATTGCAAAGGCTGATCGTCTTACTGAAAGGGCACAAAGCGAACCAGATCCTAGAAGACAGGCAAACTTTCAGCGTGAAGCCAATAGATTAAGAACTGAAG